TGATCGCTGTGCTCAACATGATGGTCCGGGACGCCGAATTGATCGTGGTTAAGGGCACGCGGGGGGCGAAGGAGTACTCGCTGAACCCAGGAGGCGGCTATGATCTATGATCCCGAGTTCGTCACACAGCGCCTTCGGCTATTCGCTGTTTGGCCTATGCTCAAAGTATTCGGCCTAGTCTGGATTATCTGGACAGGCATCGGCATCCGTCTATGGGAGCTGGTGCTGCCATGACCTATCTCGCCTGGGGTTTCTGGATCTTCGCTCTGGTGTTCGCTGGGCAGGTTCTCCTCGAAATCGNAAGCTGATTTGACAGCCTCGTCCTCCTGTGCTATCGTCATTGCCGGAGGGCACATGGACTCATTCTACAAGTACGTCGGCGTTCGCGGTGTTCTGGCGGTAGTGGTCACGATTGCGGTCGTGGCTGCTGTTTTTATGAAGTACGAGATCGATGCCCCGATGTGGTCGTTGCTGGGGCTGGCCTGGGGCGCCTACTTCCCGACCAATGGGAACGCAGTGGCTAAGGCAGTCCTGCCGCCGAGATGACCAATAAGCGCCGGCGCTTCATTGCGGCGTATCTCAAGAGTTTCAATGCTACTAAGGCCGCAATCGAAGCCGGCTACAGCGAAAAGGCGGCGGCTCAGATTGGCTATGATTTGCTCAGAATCCCTCAGATTTCGGATGAGATCAAGCGCCACTTGACCGCCTCGGCCATGAGCGCCGACGAGGTGCTCATGCGCCTGGCCGAGCTTGCCCGAGGCGAAGTGGGCGGCAGAGACAAGGTGCGTGCCCTGGAGCTCCTCGGCAGGAGCTACGCCATGTTCGTGGACAGGCAGGTTATTCAAACTCTTGAAGGCTTAGAGATCACCGATGATGAAGCGCCTCCGAATCAGGCTTCCACCTCCTCATCCGAGACAGGCTGAGATTGAGGCATGTACAGCCAAGCGGATCATTCTCCGGGCGGGCAGGCGAGGGGGAAAGACTACCCTCGTAGCCCGCAAGGCGATCAAGGAGGCCAGCCTCGGTCGGCGGGTACTGTATGCAGCCCCGATCGTGGAGCAGACCGACGCCTTCTGGACCAAGTGCATCGACTGGCTCGGTGCTGCTTTCCTGACCAAGCTCATCGACAAGAACGAAACTCGGCATCTTCTCGACTTCAGGCACTCGGGCGGGCGGATCACAGCGCGTACAGCGTTCAAGCCCGATCACCTGCGCGGCGATTACGGCGATCTGATCTTGCTGGACGAATTCGCGTTCCAGGATCCCGAGGTTTGGGAGAAGATTTGCGCGCCGATGACGCTCGACAACGACGGCGATGCGATCTTCCTGGGCACGCCGAACAAGCGCAATCATTTCTACCGGCTCTATCTTCAAGCCAAGAACAACGACGATGGCCGCTGGGCCGAGTTCGCCTTCCCATCGACCGAGAATCCCCATCTGAGCGCCGATGCCCTGGCCGAGATCACAAAGGATATGACGGCCGAGGATTACCGCCAGGAGATCCTGGGCGAGTTCGTCGAGGGCGAGGGGCAGGTGTTCCGGGTGAGGGATTCGCATTTCTGGCACCCCAACGGCGGTCATGCCGATCATCCCAAGGGGACCACGATCGACTGGGGCCAGGTACAGGATTACACCTCGATCTCGGTGGGCTGTTTGCAATGCCACAAGGAGCTGGAGCTAATCCGTTTCCGTGGCATGAGTTATCCCGACCAGCTCCAGAGGATCAAGGAGCTTTATCAGCGAGTCGGAGGCAGCGTGTGGGCCGAGGCGAACAGCATGGGCTTGCCCAACATCCAGCAGCTCCAAGCGGATGGCGTGCCGGTCATGCCCTTCGATACGACGCTTCAGAGCAAGCGCCAGATCATCCAGGGGCTCAGGCTGGCCCTGGAGCGGGATGAGTGGCAATTCGTCGAGGATATGATCGCCCGGCTTGAGCTGGAAGCCTATGAGGCGACGACCTCGCCTCGCACTGGGCAGACGAGCTATCAGGCGGCCGAGGGGGCGCACGATGACACGGTGATCTCTCGGGCACTTCTTGTCTGGGCGGATGCCCAGGGGCACATCACGTTGGGGTAGCTATGCGAGACATGCTTCTGACACCCCGGAACGCCATGCGAATTGTGGACTGGCCGTTCTCTGCCTGGCAGAGAGAGGGCGCTTATGAGCTCTCGACCGGCCAGCGTCTCAGCAGTGGCAAGTACGCCAAGTCGGCCTGGGCCTATGCTGCCATGCAGATCCGAGCGACGGAGCTGGCCCGGTTGCCCTGGCGCATCGTGCGCAACGGCGAGACCGTCGAGAACCATCCTCTGCAAGAGATGCTGACCAACTTCGGCCGGGAGAGTAACTGGGCCGAGGTCATGGGCGCTTCGGAGATCGACATGCTAATGACCGGGGCCAGCTACTGGCTGATCGACGGGATTGAGCTCCGGCGCTTGAGCTCTCCCACGATGAGTGTGAAGGCGAACAGAACGGGTATTCAGGAGTTCGTCCAGACGATCAGCGGAACCATCGTCAATCGTTTCAAGCGGGACGAGGTGGTCTACTTTCGTGAGCACGATCCTGACAATGATTTGCTGCCGGGCGTGCCCGTAATCGACGTGATCAAGAGCGCCATTTCCCAGGAATACGAGGCTAGCAAGTACGTCGAGGCCTACTTCAAGAACGATGCTACGCCTGCCTTGCTCCTGAGCACTGAGCAATCGGTGCCCGAGCTCGAGATGAACAAGATTATCGCCTGGTGGAATAAGCGCTTTGGCGGCTCTCGCAATAAGGGCAGGGTTGGCTTTGCTGACAAGGGCATGAAGGCAACACAACTCTCGGGCGACCTCGGCAAGCAGGCTCTGGTCGAGATCCGGGAGCAGGCCCGAAACGACATCTGTGTCGGGATGCGCGTGCCCAAGGTGTTACTCGACATCCAGGGGGCGACCTTCGCCAATGCTGCCGAGGGGCGGAAGTTTCTCCTCGAGGACACGGTGATCCCGCGCGCCAGGTACTATGCGGACGTAATCAACGAGGATCTTGTAGATCAAATTGACCCGAGCGTCACCTTCGAATTTGCCACCGATGAGCTGGAGATCCTTCAGGAAGACGCTACGGCGAAGTGGGCACGACTGGCTTCGGCGATCAACGCAGGGGCCATCACTCCCGAGTTCGCCCGGCAGGAAATGGGCTGGCCAGAGACGGCAGCTCCAGAGGTACAGGAGAAGCCGCTGACGCCGGAGCAGACCGATCTCAGGGCTTGGCGGCGGAAGTCTCTCAAGGCTCTGCGCGGTGGCGGCTCGGCGGCTGTGGACTTCGAGAGCCGGGTCATTCGGCCCACAGTCCGGGCGGCAGTCTCGGCCCAGCTCTCTGGGGCCCGAACTTCGGCTGATGTGCTCAGCGTATTCGATGGGGTGCGATGACGGACCTCGAGGATAAGAAGCGGCTGACGGAGGTTGTGGCCCGACTCCTGGCAGAGCAGTTTCGGGCTGTCTCTGCCGAGCTTGGCCTGCCTGTGCGTGCAGAGGATTTGCCGCCTTGGCCGCCCCGCAACACAGATGCTTGGCGGCTTTTTTGGCGTGAGCAGGACAAGATCATGCGCAGGGAGCTAACGCCAGTCTTGCGCAGTATGGCCGACGGCAAGATGAGTGAGCTGATGCTACTCACCAAGACGAGTGTCTGGACTGAGCTCGTGGACACCGCCATTGCCAAGGCCCAGGCGGCAATCCTGCTCTGGGCTGACAGTTACACCTTCGGTCTGGTGAAGGGGATCAATGAGACCAGTCGGAACGTCATCGAGGACGCTCTGCGAAAAGCATTGACACTACCGGGCTTTACGCGCGAAAATCTTGTAGCCGAGCTGGCCCCTACGTTCGGAGCCAATCGGGCGGAGATGATCGGGGTGACGGAAGTCACTCGGGCTTATTCTGAGGGGCAGCAGCTCGGAGCCCAGGAGCTCAAGGAAGTGGGGATTGTTGCTGTGGCAGTTTGGCACGTCAACGAAGGCAGCACCACGCGTGAGCCGGATGAGTGCGACGACCGGGATGAACTGCCCGAGAGCGAATGGCCGACGGATGAATTCCCGCCTCTGCATCCGAACTGTGAGTGTACCGTGACCTATGACATCCGGGGGCCGGCGTGATCGAGAGCATTACCATCGAGGGAATGCCTGGTCTGATGCTGGCCCTAAACGGTTTGGCCGATGGCAAGTATCGCAAGCCGGCCATGCAGGCCATTGGTACCATGATCCAGCACGAAGTGGCACCCTACCCGCCACTCACGGAGGCAAATAGCCCTCTTAACCCGACCGGCCGGTGGTATCAGCGGGGCTATGGTATGCGGTCGCGCACGGGCTGGAGCCGTGAGACTTCGGAGCACCTGAGCAAGAGCTGGTATATCAGCGCCAGCGTGGATCAGGTGGAAGTGGGCAACAAGGCAAGCTATGGGATCTTCGTCCAGGGTGATGAACAGACGGGCTTCCACGGGGAGCGGGGCTGGAAGGTGCTCTCTGTCGTCGCCCGAAACAAGCTCGACGAAGCGGTCGAGATCATCTGGAAATACGTCGAGAAAGTGTGGAACGCATGAAGATTCGTTTCAGGGAAGCCGGCGCAATCCGGGCGGTGCTCGATGGTGAGATCAAACGCCTCGAAGTCTTGGCTGCTCCCTTCGGCGCGCCGGATCGTCTAGATCGGCTCCACCAGTACCTCGATGCCCGCACCGATTTCATGATCAATGTGGGCGACCGCCGGCCGACGCTCTACTTGCATGGCTACTCTCCACAAAGCCGGGCGATTGAAAAGCCTGTTTCTCTGGGTGCTTCGGAGGTCAGCCGGATCGACGAGCGCGGTGTGTGGATGATTACGCCTGATCTCTCACCGCACCCCCTGGGCCTGCGCACCTGGCAGGCGGC